ATCTACTTTAAAAGTTCCGAACCAACTACCCTCCGTTAATGTAGGATAACCTTCGGGAGTTTTAATGCCTCTTGTTTTGTCAATAATAAAAGATTCAACCATGTAAACCCCATCAACTTGTCTTTCGCTATCATGCATCATATTTACATTATGTGTATAGCCTTTTTTGAAAAACCTTTGTGCAATCTTTTCAATTTGCTCTTTGTCAAATACTACATAATATTCTCCGCTCTCATCGCTTCTATAAATAGGTAAATCAGCAAGCATTAACGCCCCACTAATTAAACGTCTTTCTTTATTTGCAAAGAATTTAAATTGACCTTTCATGCTTTGCTCATCCCATTTAGAATAACAAATTGCAGCCGCTTGGTCTTGGTCTTTTCCTGATTCAACTTCAACTGCTATACATCGAGAAACAAATTCATCTTTGGTTTCACCTGCTCTTGGATTAACAATCATTTTTTCTCTATCAATTTGTTCTAATTTTCTTTGTGCCCATTCAATGCCTTCGTCACCGCCCCATGCTAACCACATTAATCTACCACATCCATCGCCTAACTCTTTTTGTGAATTTTGTCTATGCCTTTCAAATGATGCCATGCGTGCAATCGTGTCTCTCGAGATGGGTAAACCCTTTGCTAACTGGTTTGCACGAGCTTTTCCTGTAGCTTCTCCGCAATCACCCCATCCATTTTCTTCTGCCCATCTTAAAGCTATCTTAGCGTTTTCACTTGCTTGTTTTGGGTAGTCTGTGTAACTTTCAAATTGATGTTCTTTGAATGCGTGCCAATTAGTCTCTATTGCAGGAGTGTCAACTAATGCCACCCATTCTACACCAAGTTCATCACTATCATCAATTACTAATTTATAAACTGGTAAATTTTCCATGTTATCCTATTTTTGAATTGTTACTTAATTTATTTACTCTTTCTGTTACTGCTCTACTTTCACTTTCTACTACATACGCTTTCATTGGTGCTGCTTCTCTATTGCCTTGACCTGCTACTGTTCCGTCAGGGTTTAATTGAGTTACTGTATTTTGACTCGTTAATCCTTGAGGAGGTTGACCGCCACCGCCACCTTGACTGAATGTACCTAAGCTGCCGCCACCACCGCCTCCACCACTTGGAGTTCCGCCACCTTGAAATTTTGTTTTAGCTATTACTGCTACTCTCGCTAATCCACTTGCAATTGCTATACCTGCTGCAACTGCTGCTCTAATTGGAGCATCAGGAGTTGGTATTGCCATTTGACTTGCGTAAGCACTCGATGCTGCCTGATATGTTTCTATTGTTGCTAATGCTAAACTTGCAGCCTTTTTAATATTAAATGCTTTTCTTTGACTTGCCTCATCTTGACCTGCAAAAGCATCCGTTAAAGCTATTATTGCTGTTAAACCTTGTTTTGTTAGTTCTACTTTTTGCTCTTCCGCTTTTGCTCTATCTTCAATGGCTTTAACCATTCTTGCGCCCTCTTCTTCATCTGCTTTTATCTGTTCAGCAATTTGTTGGTCGCGCATTGCTTTTAAAGTAGCTGCTCTTTGCTCTTCTAATTGCCTTTCTCTTTCTGCTTGTTTTTCATTTCTTTGAAATTCAATTTCTGATAATCTTTCAGCTTCTGCTAAAGCATCTTCAAAATCTTTATTATTTTCTTTTTTTGTTTCAGTCTTTTGTGTGTTTTTTCTTTCTTGCTCTTTTTTCGTAAATTCTGTATTTAACTTTGTTCTATTAATAATATAGTTACTATCAATAGTTAAAAGTTCAGTATAAAGAGCTTTTCTCGCATCAACATCTTTTTGGTTTTTATCCTGTATTTCTTTACGCTCATCTTCATCTGCATTTCTTATTAATGCAGTTCGCTCTCTAATATTTTTACTTAATAATGCAATTTCATCATTTATTCTTTTTTTCCTTGCATCCCCTAACTCTTTTTCTAATGCTAATTGTTGTTCGGCTGTTTTTCCTTGAGCTGCTGCTAAATTCTTTCTAAAATCCGCTTCTCTTTGTAATGCTGCATTCTGGTCTCGCATTACTTCTATTTCTCTTTCACGACCTGCAATTACATTCTTTTGAGCTTCGTCTTCATCTTTCATTGCATTTACTACCAATGCAATTACTCCGACTAATGCTGTTAATCCTGCTACAATTAATCCTATTGGATTTGCAGCCATTACAGCGTTATAAATTCTTTGAGCCGCTGCCGCTGCCTGAGTCCCTAATGTTGTTGATTTTAAAAGATTTCCTACAGCTTTTAATCCATCGCCCATTCCTGCAAGCCCTTGAATACCTTGCGTTAAAGCCATAGTCGCCTGTAACTTAACCATTGTTTCATTTAAGGCTTCGTTATCAGCTCCAAATAAAGCAGCTGCCCCTTGTGCCGCTTGGAATCCGTTTGCTATACCGCCAATAACATTTGATACTGCTGCAATCTTTTTGTCCGCACCTGCAAAGGCATTGATTTCATCTTTTAAATCTCCGATTTCATCCTTAACAGCTCCTAATCGTTTTAAAGCATCAATGTATTTTTCAGTACCTGGTGTTAAACCTGATAACTCTTTTTGTATATCTTTAAATTCCCCACGTAAATCAGATAGTGATTTTACTGACCCACCCGTATTTACATCTATTTGTATTGTAGTCTTTGCCATTATCTTTTAAAGTACCAATTATGAATAAACTCGTATTTCAATCCCTACTCTATATATTTTAGCATCTGCTAATGTACCTGCCGAATTATACGTATATACTTTTATTGTATCATTATCATTTCTGCCAATTAACATTTCTCCGCTTGTTTTACTATTATATCCTACTAATACTAATGTTTTATCAGATGTAAATTCACCTATTAAAGTTCCTGAATATTCACCAACCCCATCTCGAGTCCATGTTATTCCCGAACTTAAAGTGTTTTCTAAAACAATAGCTTCAGGGTCGTATGTAACTGATTGAGTTAATAAAGCAACATATTTTTTATAACTTACTGAATTTAATGTTTTAATTCCATTATCGTAGGTTACGTTACTTTCACTTATTGTTATTCCAGAACTATTTGTTACGCTTACATTTGAAACTCCGCCTAATACATTAACTCCGCTTGAACTTGTTATGCTTACATTCTTTGAGCCTATGCCAATAAAGTTATCATTGCCTGTTACAATTATCCCATCGCCGCTTTGAATTACATTATTTCGACCGCTTACAATTGCACCTTCAGGATAAAAGTTATTATTATAACCTCCTGTTATCCTTCCAGTTGGAGCTATTATTGTACCGTTATCTTCAATGCCTCCTGAATTATCAAAGCCATTGTCATTTTCGTAAGGTGGCAAAGTCTTTAATTTAATAAACTCACATTTAGTTGGCTGGTTGTTTACCCTATCATAATCAATAATTTTATTTAACCTCCAATATTCATTCTCAAAAAAGAATGTATCTCTAAAATCTAAACTTTGAATATCAAACTCATTGATTAAAAAGTAACCTGTAAATAACTTACTATCCTTATCAGCTATTTGCTCAATATAATCCTTCCAATATTTATTGTAAAGGTTATTTTGTGTATAACGTAAAGGGGTATAATAATCTTGTCTTGGTATGCCAAAGTTTAAATCGAATGTAGGGCTTTGTACATCGTCCAAATGACCTGCATAAGGATAATCATTTCTTACTGTAGTTCCGCTTGTTGCAATATGCGACCATGGATACGTTGTTGTTTTTAAACCTCCATAGTATAATATTCTCATGTTTGAGCCAGTCGGTTTTATTTGACCGTTATTATCAACTGTATAAATTTTTGACAATACTCTATCATGTCCAATTGTATCAACTAATGGAGTTGGGCTAAATATTAATTCTGTTTTAACCTCACCTTTTAAAAAATCGTTTTGAATATCATAACGCTTCTCTCCGTAAATTTCACCGTATTTTGACTTGTATTGATTATTAAAGAAATCAGTATCCTCTTTGTAAGTAAATAGGTAAGTTTTATTATTTAACTCACCCATCGGAATAATCTTCGTTTCTTTTGAGTAATCTAATTTATCAGACCAGTCACGTGTAACACCACTTGAATAAAAAGTTGGTCTTGGCTCAATATAAAGTTTGTTAGGATTGAATTTGTCAACCTCAACAAATAGGTTAAACATTTTAACTATTGAGTTGAAAAAATCACTTTGCTTTACGTTATCAGGCAAATTGTAATTTAAATCAACTTCATCATACTCTTGAATATTATTGTCAGCAGGGAAAGCGGTTGCATAACTTTCATTTAATATATTAACTTCACAATATGAGTTAACCCCTACTGGCTCAAAGTTAGTTCCAACTGTATATAATGAAGCTGGGTATCTTTGCCCTCCTACACCTCCTAAATAAATAACTTGAACAATATCATTTTCTCCTAAATAAACAGTATTTGATAATTCGCCATCAAATGTATCAGTTGTTGTACCACTTGTAACAGTTAAATTATTTGATGCTGTTACCATGAAGCTATTATCAATATCGGAAATTGATGGATAAGGTTTCATCCTAACAGGAATATTAGCTATAAAGTCTCCTGACGGAAAACCAATTCTTGGGTTTTTTCTTATAACTATATTTCCAATATCAACATAATTCCCCGATAAAGTTACAGATGCTGCCGTTGGGAAATGCTTTACATTTATTTTTAAATATGTTTTAAATGTATAATTTCCTGAACGAGGGACTACAAAAGTATTAAGATTAGTACTTCCGTAATAATCATACCAATGATTACCTGCATCAAAATTTGGAGGAGTTGTGTCATTAGGGTAATTTATAACTCTATTATAAAATCCTGTAATTCCTGATGCATCTGTAAAAGGCTGATTGTTTAAAACAAAAGTTTGAGTATCTGTTCTACTTGCTCTAAAACTTCTATCCATTACTTGCGTTGTATTTAGCTTTAAATCACTTTTGCCATTGTAAGGCATGATTAACCTTTTGAATAAATCACTATTAAAGAAATTTGATTCATAAGTAAACCCAGCTGCGCTAAACATTTTATCGATAATTGTTTTAATGTAAATTGCAGGGTACATGTGTTGTACTCTAAATTCACTATTAATTGAATTACCGTAATCAATCATTGGATAAACATATCCATTGCCAATTGGTCGATACCAACTTAAATACTGCTCATTTAACGTGTAAGGGTGGTTAAATTCAGTTAAGTCAATATCTCTTAAATATCTATTTGTAAAGAATTGATAAACGTTTTGAAGTTCACCAAAAAAAGCCACCTCATATTCTATCTCATATTTATCGGTTACATTTACATTTAACAATTGGCAAATACCTTTAAATTGAGTTGCCTCGTTGTAAGTTATTTCAGCTTGAGCTTTTAAGTTCGGATTAAAATTTGGAGTAAAGTTAACAGTACCCGAACTATTGATAACCGCATTAACGTTCCATATATTCGAAAATAGATTATTGTTAAACGTAGAACCTGGTAATATAACAGTCTTTGACCATGTAGTGCTACGCTTTTCAGGCTCTCTAATATCAGCAATGTTAAAATTAAGAGGGATTGATACATCTTCTTTTAAATCTATCTGCTCATTATTAATGTAAATTTTAGTTAAAATCATCTGCGCTGTCTTTTACGGTTTTGTGAGTAAGTAAATGAAATCACTAAATTAAATAGTTGTTGACTGGCTTCATATTTAGTTTGGTAACTACTATCTGTAATGTTAACTGAAACTAAATTGCTGCCATCATAAATATAAACATCGGGACTTGTAACTAATTGTTCAAGCCAAATTGATTCGGCTTCGGTAATCCAATCACTATTGATTGTAATCGTATCGTCTAATATTGTTTCGTATTGACTTAAACCTCTGCTTGTAGTTGAGTAATTGTAATTAGTATTTGACCATTGATTTGGGTTACTTTTATAAGTATTTCGCTTTATATTAGTATTTTTAGTCATTGCACCTGTAAAAGTGTAATAATCATACTTACCATAGTTATTCATGAATTTAAAACGAATAGGGGTGTATTTTGAGCAAATATCTTCACCAGGATAAATACGGATTGTTTCACTTACAACTGTTCCTGAATTGTTTTTAATCCTTACTTCATAATATTCATAATTTGTTACGAATATCGGCGTTGTGCCAAATGATAGGTCCGCATTGACTAAGCTATTTAACCAATCATAATCTACTCTTACATTGATTGAACGGTCTTCTCTATTGCTTAATGCTGCATACGGATTTGTTACCCTTACTGTATTAAATATAGTTCCGTCATCATAATAGGTTATAATTTCTAAATTGTAGGCTTCATTTGCAGCATCAGTCATAAAACCTAAAATAAGTTTTTCACCTGACCTTGTTTCAAATTTTACAGGTTTATCAGTTAAAAATTGACTTGAGCTGTTTTGTAAAACGTATGTGTTTGTTGCAAAGTCTAAAAAATCCAATGGACTAAAAACTCCATTAAAACAATAACCTGAACTTGTTGTTAAGTTAGGGTAGTTAGTTATTCCACTACTTGCGCCATATTGTTCACCAAACTTTACTTCATAATAAGCTATCGAGTTTCCGCATTGTTTAAATGTGGTTGTATTGTCATCTGCATCCCGAGTTAAAAAGTTTTGAATTATACCTGCCACATCAAAAGTTCCATAATTGTTAGTCGGGTTTTTTCCTACTTCTAAACGTGTGTAAGTTGATGAGCCATTTACATAAACATCGGCTATGTAACGAAAATTAGATTGAGCGTAATTTGAACTACTCAAAGTAAATATCATTTGATTGTAAACGGGTGCGTATGCGTTCGGTGTGTTGTAAATTGTTAGTGCCATTATTCAAATTCTTTTGTAATGTCTTTTTCTAATTGTGGTATTTCTTCAGTTAAGAATGGTTTGCCTTTATATCCAAATCTTTTAATAGTTCCTTTTTTAAGAATGTTTGTAGCTATTGCATAGGATAAAGACCTTTGCCCTTTTTTATCACCTGCTATTGCTTGTAATTCAGGTTTATAACTTATCCATTCTAAAATCTTAGGTTGTAACTTTTTTCTGTTTTCTTTTGAATATCCTTGTGGTTGAGTTCCTTTTTCAAGGTCTTCCCAATAATCTTCTATTTCAATTGATACTGTTACAATATTTTGATTTCTTTTTATTGGTAAAGCTCTTAATGATTGAGATAAATTTTCCGAAGCATTAAACTTATATTTCTCTAAATTATTTTTAACTCTTTTTAAAAAATCATTTACTTTTTCAGAATAAATATCTTGTTCACCTGATAGCTTACTTTCAACATCTGCTAAAAAATTATCTAATTGATTAAACTGGTCTCTATTTATTTTTGCCATTTATT